GCATAACGACCAATAGGAGCAAAACTACCCGCTAATGATCCTATACCGTAACCTAGTGCTGCAGTGCCAAGAGCCTCTCCTGGTTTTTGACCTGCAATTAATCCACCGATACCAGCTCCAATACCAGCACCAGCCGATCCACCGATTAAAAAGCCAATACCACCACCAACGATGGGGGCTACTTTTTTTACAGTATCTTTTACTTTTTTAAATACTTTACCGACAAAACCACCAATACCGTATTGAGGGATAGTCTGTAAAAATTGTTCATCAATCATGCATAATCCTTTTAGTTAGCAACTTTATGTTTGTTGGAATGCAAGCTTGGATGGACTTGAAGAAATTACCAATTTATTTGTATATTTATAGGCAAATTATTGCTATATGACAATAGAAATATGGAGGAGATCCGAATGAAGAAAGAAATAAAACTAAAATTTGACGCAATAAGACCATTTGGTCCCACAGTTGTNAAAGGTAAAGTACCTGATTTTATTATTAATGCAATAAACACAAAAACTGATGAGTTACTAGGAGATCCTAAATTAGCAAAAGAATGGGATTGGGCTCCTAATTTAGCTGGCAATGTTAAACAAGAGGTAAGAATACCACCAGAATGGATAGATAGTGATGGTCAACAACTTGTTTTTTTATTAGGTGAGATGGTAAAACAATATTTAAGTATACCACCAGCAAGTGAAACACTAGCGCCTGACAAAATAGATAAAATGGTTATTGAATCAATGTGGGCCGTGAGCCAGTGGGCGGGAGACTTTAATCCTGCACATATGCACGATGGAGACTTATCAGGAGTTTTTTACACTAAGATGCCAGACAGTATTGAAAAAGAAAGAGCTGCTGAGGATCATTATCCAAGCGTTGGCGATATTATGTTTATGTGTGGCGATCCTAAAACTTTTAGTGGACACAAGCTTCAACATCCACCAGAGGTTGGAGATATATTCATGTTTCCATCTTGGTTAACACATATGGTTTACCCTTTTAGAACTCCTAATGAAGAAAGGAGATCTGTATCATTTAATTTACGTTTAGTGCCAAAAAACGCTCAATTAACTCTAGATGAAAATAAGTAAAATACCAATGGTAAGAATTACTTGGCTTGATGCTAGGGATACAGAAACAGGTTGGCTACCCATTAAAGAAATACTAGATGCTCCGTTGGCCGTGTGCCAAGAGGTAGGATACATGGTTGTAAATAATGATGATAAGATTGTAATTATGAGATCTTGGTGTATAGATAAAGATGATAACCACGGTGGTGGTGCAATTGCAATACCACGTGGATGGGTAAGAAAGATAGAGTATTTAAAAGTAGAATATGCAACACAATAAAAACACAGAATTTGTAATGTATGTTGATAATTTTTTATCAATAGAGACATTAGAATCTTTACAAGAGACTTTTTTAAAAATCAATTATAGTGAAGTAAAAAATCCAGAGGGTCAAATTTATGGTTATAGACATACTTTCCCTCATAGTTTTCACACAGATCCATTACTTAAATTAATCAAAGATTATTTTTTTCCAAATAGAGATTTAGAGCCAATATCAGTAAGCGCTCATTTAAGACAAAATGATAAAGAGCCTTTGTTTCATGTTGATGTGGAAAAAGGTAATGTGGCAAACTTTTTGTTGTTTGTAAAAGGCGAGTCTTTGCTTAACAATGGCACAGGTTTTATGTCTGGTAAATCTTTAAGCTCTCACATAGGTTTTATAGAAAACAGAGCGCTGTTTTTTAATGGTAGTAAGATACCACACTCAGACCTGCAATCTTTTGGTGACAGTTCTAAAAGATATACTCTAAATATTTTTTATAAAGATAAAGAATAGTGAAACCAATTAAAGCTTACGCTAGTCACATATACGGTGAATCATTTTTAGATTTTAATGATAATTATATTTCTCAACTTAAAGCTACCATAGAATTAATGAGAAGAGGTGATGTAAATGGTAGAGCTGTTTCTAACCAACAGTTTGGGTGGCAATCAGATAACTTACCCCACACAGGTCCTTTTGAATTATTAGTAAAAAATATTGAAGACGGTGCTTATAATTTTTGCAGTAATCTAAAAAATTTTAAATTTAAAAAGGTTAGGGTTGAGGCATTATGGGCAAATATAAATTATAAAGGTGACATTAATTGGCCACATAAACATCAAGGTGATTTAGCAGGGGTTTATTATCTGGATACACATGAAAATTGTGGTAATTTAATTTTGGACTCTTATCATTACAACCAACACTGTAAAATTTCTTCTTATCTTAAAATTTCTGAGGGGGTATGCATAACACCTAAAAACAATAAATTAGTTTTATTTGATTCAAGTTGTTATCATTATGTTACTAAAAACAAAAATGACAAAATTAGAATTAGTATGAGTTTTAACATAGCCATTGATAATGACTGATAAAATATTTATTGGAACACCTTGTTATGGAGGTTTAATTACGGCAGATTATTTTAAAAGCTGTATGCAGTTAGTCGCTCTTGCATCAAGTAAAAAGATAGAATTACAGTTTGGCACTGTTGGTAATGAGTCTTTAATAACAAGGGCAAGAAACACATTAGTTCAATTATTTATGGATGGTGATTATACGCACCTTATGTTTATTGACGCTGATATATCTTTTAATCCAGAGTCTGTAATCAGAATGCTAGATTTTGATCAAGATGTTGTTACAGGTGTTTACCCTAGAAAAACAATAGATTGGATCAAAGCAAAAAAGAGATTAAAAGAAAATCCAGAAATGTCTGAAGATGAATTGTTAGCAGCTTCTTTACAATATAATTTAAATGTAAAAAATCCAGATAGAGTAGAGGTAAAAAAAGGTTTTATTGAAGTGATGGATGGTGCAACAGGTTTTATGTTAATTAAGAGAAATGTATTTGAGAGGATGGCTTCTGTTTATCCAGATCTAAAATTTAAACCAGATCAACATATAAATCAATCACATGATACAGAGTTTAATTATCATGAGACATCCGATTGGAATTATGCTTTTTTTGATACCATGATAGAACCTACAACAAAAAGATACTTATCAGAAGACTATGCTTTTTGTAGGTTATGGCAAAATATGGGTGGTAAAATATATGCAGATATTTTAAGTGGCATGACACACTATGGTAATTATGCATTTAAAGGTAACGTTGGAACTCAATTCAAAAATTTAAAATGATTTACGAATACGCATCAAAAAATATTATAACTTGTAAAAATTTTTTACCAAAAGTAATGCTGGACAAGATTAAAATAGATTTATTAAACAATAGAACAAGATTTGATTTACCAGTGTGGTCTGACAAGACCAAAAATTTATTTAGTGAAAAGTGTGGTGGCCTAGATTATTGGATCAAAGACGGAGAAATACCACCACATAATGAAGCAATAACCAGCCTTGCAAATTGGTTTTATCACCAAGGTTTCTTTGAATTTGTTCAAAATCAAGGCAGACAAAATGCTTTTAATTTTTTATGGAAAAACAAAAAACATAAAATACACGTTATTTCCTATAATGATGGCGGATATTATAACTGGCATCGAGACACTGAACATTTTACTTTTAACTTGGTTTTAAATGATGGAGATGAACTTGAGGGTGGAGACATGTTATTTATGGATGAAAATGGAATTGTTGAAATACCTAATCAAAATAATCTAATGGTGGTCATGCCTACCTATATATCTCACTCAATTACACCTCTAAAATCTAAATCAGGTAAAGATGTGGCTTTCACACAACAAAGATTTAGTATACAATATTGGGTCAAATGCAATTAGTAGACTTAAAATTTCAACCAGGTATTGACAAACAGGATACAGCGTATTCAGCTGGAGATCAGAGAAAATACGTAGATTCTGACTTTGTTAGATTTCATTATGGAAAACCTGAGAGATGGGGTGGATGGCAGTTTTTTCCTAATCCCAATGTAACAGTTGTTGGGGTAGTAAGAGACACTCATTCTTGGATTGGTTTAGATGGAACAAGATATTTAGCTCTAGGTACAGACAGAAAATTATATATCTATTCTGAAGGTAAGATATACGATATTACTCCTATAAGAGAATCACAGGCACTGACTAATCCTTTTGAAACTACGAGTGGGTCATCAACTGTTACTGTTACAGATAATTCACACGGAGCTGAGGTTGGTGCTTTTGTTACTTTTGATAATGGTTCAGCTACTAATGTTGTAGATGGTATAGATTTTAACAACGAGTTTGAAGTTTTAACAACTACAACGAACACTTTTACGATAAATGCTGAAACAAATGCAAGTGGATCTACTGCTAGTGGTGGTGGATCTGTTACAGCAGCTTATCAAATAAATCCAGGGCCTTCAGCCTCTACTTACGGATATGGTTGGGGCACTTTATCTTGGAGTGAAAGCACGTGGGATGAACCAAGATCTTCATCTAGTGTTGTTATTGCTGGCAGAAGTTGGTCTTTAGATAATTTTGGTGAGGACTTAATTGCAACTGTTTTAAATGGTGGAACATTTATATGGGACACTTCAAGTGGTCTAGCTACAAGAGCCACTGCTTTGTCAAACGCTCCAACAACTTCAAGATTTAGTATCGTTTCTACAGATACCAGACACTTATTAATATTTGGCACAGAAACAACGATTGGTAATGCAGCTACACAAGACGATTTATTATTTAGGTTTTCAGATAGAGAAGACGCAACGGATTACACNCCTGTTGCTACAAACGA